TGGGCGTGATCTCTGGCCAAAACATGGTCCGGGGTCAGTCTCGGAAAGGATTGGGAATGATCTGGAACTCAAGCATTTCACCTTGCATGGGTCCCCGGTTATAGATCGTGTGTTCTTCCGAGGCCATTGTGCAAACTATGGCCTTGATTCAGAACACGGATACCATGGGTCGAAGGTCCTCCCGGACCCGGACCTGTGGCACCCTGAGAGTTTCGACACCTATCCGCCATCTCGTCTACACTTCGTGCCTAAGAACCTAAAGACCGCGAGGTCCATATGTATGGAGCCCGCGGAATTGATGTTCTTTCAACAGGGAGTGTTCCGGATGATGCGGGAGGCGATCTATGAGTCCCCCTTGGGTAAATTCATACACCTAAGGGAACAGGGTTACAACCGCGAGCTCGCGCTATTTGGGAGCTTTTCAGCTTCTATAGACACGCTTGACTTGTCGGCTGCGTCCGATAGTCTCTCGTATGATCTAGTCAAGAAGGTTTTTCCACCTTCTTGGCAGATATACATGAGGGCTACTCGGAATCCGTTGGTGCGGACTCCGGATGGCATTAAAACCATCAAGAAGTTTGCCCCGATGGGTTCTGCTATATGCTTTCCTACGCAATGTATTATCTTTGCGTCAGTTTGCATATATGCAGCGATTCTGTGGCTCAGAAATTCGCCTGTCACCATTGCGCCGGAAAGGATCAGCGATCACGAAATCGAGGGAGCTCTGGAGAGGTTTAGTGATAAACCCTTCATTACTTTACCCCGCTCGGAGTCGTTGCAACCTATCGGCGTTTTCGGTGACGACATCTGTTGTGACACTCGAGTCACACCATATGTCAAGCTCATCCTTGCCCGTCTTGGCTTTGAGGTGAATCACAGTAAGTCATTTTGTGATTCGCAAGCCTTCCGTGAATCATGCGGAGGCTTCTACCTCAATGGATACGATGTGACCCCCCTCTACTACTCAGTAAAGGGTGTCGGGGTTTCACTATCCCCCGATCACATCATGTCGCAAGTCCATCTGATCAACGCCTGTTTCGAGACCTTCTGGAATTTACGAAGGTTTCTTATACGGACGCTCAGAGAATGGCCATCCCGTTATGGGAAGTTTGCTGTGCCATTCGTGGATCCACAGTCGCCTAACTTCGGTATTTGGAC